AAATCTGTCGTAGACATACTTCCAAGTATTATCAAACACACCGAATGATGTTGCTTGAAGTGTATCGTAGAAGTCAACTACGTTTTGTGTTTGTGTTGCAGAGCTTGTTACTCCAACAACATCTCCTCTATATGGTGAGAGGAATGCGATACAATCTTTACGAGCAGAAGCAATTGTTAATGCAGCAGCTGCAACAGACTTAGAATTAGTCTTTGCAGATGCACCACTTCCAGTATCTCCTGGACCTGCCAGTAGATAATCGATCATGATTGTTTCAGTATCAGCAAACTCTTGCATTGCTGTGATGATCTCTCCAGATGTCGCTCCACCTGATTCAGCACCTTTTGCCAAGGTGTAAGATCTTCCACCGATTAAATCAAATTCGGTTGTGCTATCGTTACCAGCGTTGTTAGTACCAGCAAGGTTACCAGTAGCAGCTTGGTTAGCACTTACATCGTATAGATCAGTAGCTTCATGAGATCCCCAGTATACCCAGTTTGATTTGTCTAGGAAAACTTGAGGATAGTAGTTACCAGATCCTTCAGCAGTCTTACCATTATTTGCCTTAGACAAATATGTAAACTTCTCAAGAACTGTATTTGGAACTCCGCTGATATCGCCTGTTCCGTCATATACTACAACATGAATTTCATCCTTCGATCCACCACGAGCAGATACGAAAGGAGAAGTTCCAGGACGAGGACCAATTGAACTCCAATTAAGACCTGCAAAAACTGTTTGCTCATCATACCATGAGACAGTTGCAGTGACGTTAAGGTCAGTAACACCGTTCTCAATGAGGTCAGTTGCGACCCATGTATCAGAAGTAATTAAGGATACTTTATTAGTAGCACCATCCCAAGCAAAGATGTACCCAGATTTAGCACCGTTGGGGCTAGCAGAGGCGGTCTGAACTTGGGTACCTACTGTTGTTGTTCCTAATGCACCGTCAAGGGTTAAAGTTATATCAGCACCAGCATCTATAGTTGCTACTCTTAGAGCATTCTGATCTGTACCAATATTTCTTGATGCCCACTTGAATGCATTGTTACCAGCACCGAAGTAGGTTGCCTCGTATACATCTTTCGTTGGAATAGAAAGAATGTATGGTGAGGTTGTACCGTCGTCTGAAGCACTTAGTTGTCCTGAAGTAGATGCTCTTACTACATCCAATACTCCACCATATGATAGGAAACTTGCAGCAGTCCACCAAGTCTCTGCGTTTGCATCAGTGGGTTCACCGAAGGTTTCAATTAATTGAGCTTCTGTTGATATGCGTATTGGTGTCAATACTGGTCCTTTTGTGAAGGCACCAGCAATAGCTCCTACGTTTACGTCAACCGTCTCAATCGATCCAATGGTAAGATCTCTTTCTTGGATCTCTACCCCTGGCGATAGAAGCGTGCTAGCCATGCGTTTAACTCCTGATGATAAATCAATTTTTGTCTAATATTATTTAGAAAAAAGTGAACTTAGCGATAGTCCCACATAAAGTTTCTATCTCCATACTCATCCAATTTCCAATTTTCTGGATTAGAATCATTCATATCTATAGTCCATATATTCCCTTGGTCATCCACAACAGTATCATCTTCCAACCCATCATCAATAAAACCAAAGGGAGACATGTCCTGTTCTATCTGATTCTTTTGTTCTTCATATATCTTTTTACGGATATCTTGATCCGTCATCTCCTTAAAGTAATCTTGTTGCACTAACCATGCAAAGATAACTAAACACATTACAAGATCATCATTATACCCTTCGTCTGCTTCAAACGATTGCTTATTTTGTATGAAGGTAGTTAGCTCAGCAACAATGTTATAATCCTTAACAAGTAGCTTGTCATCTTCTACAAGATGCTTCAGGTTAGAGCATCCTTGTGCCTTAACAGTCTTGGACATCTTGACACCCATCTGTGTCTTATTACCTGAGAACCCTTGACCTACTACCTGACCTGCACGTCCTCTCATAGCACACATGAGTACATTCTCATACTCAATATCATAGAATAAACTAGAAGCAACTGCTTCTCCAATATCATTAACTTCTATAAGGATGTGTGCATTATTATAATTGGTACCCACGTTGTATATAACGTTGGGGAAGAGCATAGGTCTTACTTCATTACTTCTATATTTTGCTACCAATGACCATGGTGCTTTAGTTATATCAATAACTACAAAGGCAGAATAATCCTGTGATAAACCACGAGATACGTCAACACATATGATATAGTCATGATCGCTAATAGGATCTTCATAAACATCTAGTCCAGCATTCTTTACGATAGGATCGTCGTAAACCAATGTTCTCAGTTTAGCAGCCGATATTAATGTGTCAACAGATCCTAAGAACTCACACTCAAACTCTTGAGTGAACTGTCTTTCAGATGTGTTAGCAATAGTAGTCTCTTTCCATTTGGCATCTCTGCCAGGTACTTTACTCCAATGTACCTCAGTCCATGCATATCCATTCCTACCTTTCTGTGCATCAACCCATAGTTTATAGAAATGATTCATACCATATGGAGTTGATATGATAATTACTTTCGTTTTTGTACCAGAAGTAATAGTAGGGTAAACAGAACTAAAGAATGCTTCTGCGATATGATTTGGGATAAAGGCGAACTCGTCGAGGAAAATGATATTGAACGACATGCCTCGGACAGCACTTGCAGATGTAGAAGCTGCCAGTATCTTTGATCCATTTTCTAACTCCATGCTACCTTTGTTGTACACAATAATACCCTGCTGTAGCCATAAAGGTAATTGTTCATATGCTAATTGCAATCTTCCAAGCAAATCCCTAGCAGTGGATAATTTGTTTGCAAGAATACCTATATTAACATTATCATTAAACAATGCATAATGCAAAAGGTAAGACACACATGTAGTGGACTTACCAGTCTGACGAGGTAACTTTGCTATATTGAATCTATTATTATGAAACTTCTCAATCAGCTCTTCCTGAAAATCCCACAGCTCAAAAGGAACTATACCTTCATCAAGAGATATGATCTTGATATAGTTCCTAGTGAAATAGATAGGATCATCCTTACACTTAAGATACTCCTCAATTTGTTCTTGAGTAAATTGTATCTCAGTACCAACCTTTTTAAGATTGGGATTGCCTAAGTAAAAATCTGATTTTTCAGCCATATTAATGTGTCTCTAACCACTCCTCAGCTTCTGATTTGGTATCAAAGATATGAAGGTGACGATTCAATTGTAGAGTATACTTATGATCAACTTGATCATACCCAATGATACCTTCGTAGTCGATCCAATCAGGATCAAGACGATCTTCTGGAACTGTTGTCATGGCTCTGGACCTCCGATTTCTTGAGCTCATATTCTAGCATAGATCTAAGCAATTTAGATCTAGTAGAATCCCCGAATGCTTCGAGGACTTGTAGTTCAGATTGTAATTCGGTAATTCGCTTATCCATTATATAAGGTCCGTATGTTATTTTTTCTTGTTGTGTTGCGCCCACGCAAATGCGTATGCTTTGTCTTTTCCGACTTTTTTCTTCAAAGATTTAACTTGCTTCTCTCTTCCAGGAGGTGCTTCCTCTCCGAATGGTGTAGCAACAACAGGTGGTAATGACTTCTTATCTATTGAAGCCTCCCAATGTCCGTCAGAAGGATTTGGTTTTAAAGGTTTCTTGGATTGAGTTTTCTTCTTCCAATCTTTTGACTTTTTCTTTATAATGGATCCTAAAGATTCATTAGTCATGAATACAGTGCCTTCTGTTGCATCTGATTCATGATACTTGATAACCCTACTACCAGGATATACACTATCCGCTATCTTCTGTGCTTGAGGTCTCATAAGTTTTGACAACTTACTTCTAAACACAGTGATATCATATTCCCTACCACGCCATACGCATGTGAGAACATAGTATCTACCATACATTGTAGGAATACGTGATGCCATTATGCAGATACAACGTTGCAGTCTTTATCATGACGCTGATACGCAGCAGGAGTCCTAGTAGTGTTATTAGTATTCCTTGCCTGATATGTACCAGGTGTCCTAGTGGTATTGTCAGTATTACGAGCTTGATAATCTGCGTTCCAATTCTTGAAGGTCTTGGTAGCCCATCCTTCAGAACCACTGAACCAATTGACAGTTGTACTGCCTGGTTGTGGACTTACGGGATTACAGTTTTCGTCGTTTCTTTGGTATGCCATGTGACTATTTATCGTTTTCCTTAGATACCTTTTTAAGCATCTTTTGGAGGTCAGCAGTACTACCAACAAACAATGAGTTGTTAGTTACCACCCTCTTAGCACTCTCTTCTTTGACAGATTTTTTGTCCTTCTGTAGTGCCATTAGTTTGTCAGCTACATCTCCGACATGCTTGATGAGTTGTCCAGCAACTTCATATGCTCTAGGGTGATCAGAAGACATAGCCAGATCAAGAGCACCGTTGACAGCCTCTTGTCCCTTATCCACCAATAGGTAAAGGTTTCCTCGTGCATACTCATAATCATCCTGTACTTGATCTTGTCCATCAACTTTTTTAAGTTGATCTTTTCTTGTACTACACCCACCTTCAGGTGTGGTACTAACTTCAGTTGCGACTGCTTCTACAGTCTCAAATGCTTGGTCTAAACCAGTCGTGTCATCATTCATAATATGCTATAGTTTCTCCAAATCCAAAGTCATCATCACTCGTTAATAGTGCATCATCAGTAGCATCAATTAGATCTACTTTAGTACCAGCAACTGCAGCTGCAGCAGTGGTTCCATTCTGTGCTCTACGTACAGATAGTTTGTTTGGTGAGGTCTTACTCTTGACATAGAATACTTCATTACCAATCTCAATGTAAGATTGAGTAGGAATGTCAGTGTAGTCTTGAACTTCGATAGTAAGATTTCTTGCGGTAATAGCACCTGCAAGTTCTGTAGTACCATCTTTGTCTTTGTCTGTAAGTGCTTTTGGCACAACCTGATAAGCAACCTGTCTGGTAGCAGTTGCAGATGGCATAGTCAATGTAGTATCGACTTTTGCTTTCTTGATTGGTCCTTGAGTTCCAACAGGTCCGAAGATGTAAGACTTAACAGTAAACTGCATAGTGATTAAAGTTATCTTCTTATCATCGAAGCTACCTTCATAGTCATCACTATAACTAATACTATTCAATATGATGGGAACATCTCTGTACTCATTCATATCCTCAACTAACTTAAGAGTCATCTGATAAGATGGTTGGAAGACTGGAACAATCTGTTCAGTTATTTCCAATGCCTCATCATTAGTCTTAGATATAATATTCAATTCAAAATCAAGATTGTAAGGAACAGGAGTGAACTGTTTCTTTACAGCATCTGCAGTATTTGCCTTTAGTGTTAAAGTTGTAGGAGCAAGTTTCCTACTTGAATCATATGAGATACCAGTCATCTCAAATGACAAACGAGGAACAGTGATCGCAACCTTCTGGTTAAGATCTGCCTGTTGCTCTAGTCTTGCTAAAAATTTCTGTCGAGGACCATAAGCAAGAGGTACCTTCATTCTGCTATAAACAGAACCATCACTCTTTTCCTTACGGACTTCTATATTATTGAATAGTGTACCAAATCCTATGACGCACTTTCTAATAATTTTATTGTATGTGTATGCACCTAACATGTTATAAGTTACCTGCTAATCCAAATGGGTTTCCTTCGCTGAAGTCAATAATATCGTCAGCAGCTGTCTCAAATGTAACAGCCTCAGAGTATTTAGTATCTGCAGTTGCCATTTCGTCTCTACTATCTAGGACAATTGTTGCCCCAGAAGTTGAACCCATGATAACTTCACCTACTGCAAAAGAAGCAGTTGGAGACTTCAGTTTGATCCAACCTTCTTGAGCTTCCCACTCAACCATCTGAGCAGTTGCTCCAGTAGTACCACCAGTAACCGTTTCAGGAACTTGGAATGTACCTGCTATACCAGCAGGTGCTGCAGTGAATGCAACAGTAGCAGATGTGTATCCAGTACCAGCATTTGTTATATCAACCACCTTAACACTCTTATATCCAGATCCACCATTGACTATATTGATAGCAGTTAATACACCATTAGTAAATGTCGGTGAAAGTGTTGCTGCTCTACCTGGATTATCAGGATCAGCAACTACTAAAGTTACTCTATCTTGATCATACCCAGAACCACCATCAACTATCTGAACAGATCTAATCTCTCCTTCCTTAACAGTACCTCGAATCTGAGCATGAGTTGTTGGTGTACCACCACTAAGTGTAATATTACATAAGTATGCTGTTGCTGTTGCATCACTACCATCACCAGAAATAGTTACTGTGGGAGCCTCATTGTACTTACTTCCATTAGCACTAATGTAAATATTCTCTAGCGTATTAGTACTACTAATAACAGGAGTTCCAGTAGCAGTTGTTCCACTTATAGGAAGGTAGTAGTACTTAACAGTATAACCGTAATCGACGAGATCCTCATCACCCTCGAATAGATCTCCTTGCTCATCGCTGTACTCGAATAATTCTGCCTTAAGTTTATATACGTAACCTTTACCCATCTGATAGAAAGGTTCTTCATGCTCTACAAATTTTATCTCAAAGTAATTACTTGTTAATGGTAGGTATATTAGATCTCCTTCTTGTGGTCTTTCTGGTGCTTTATAATCTTCATCTAGTAAAAGGAACTGAGATATAAGATCTGAAAATCTTTGCTGAGAAATAACCATAGTTATCTCATCAGTCTGTGCCACACCAAACTTAGTTAATAGATCCCCACCACCTTGGAATCCATCATAGTTCTCCATGTATGCTTCTATAATATATGCATCATTAAACTCACCAATCACCTCTTCATTAAACACACCATCAGTTTCCATTATCTGTCTAGGACAATATAGAATATCCATCCCAAACATCTTAAGAAATTCTTCCGTAAGATCCTGCTGTAGGAACTGTTCAGTCCTAGTGCCGTGTGTGAAATAAGTTGTTCTTGCCATTACCCAATCATGTCAAGTGGTGGTGTTTCATAACTACGGATCATTTCTTCTTCTAACTTCTCTACCTTTGATTTACCTTCTTGATATATAAACTCACCATTCATTGTGATGCCACCAGGTAACTGTGCTCCTTGAAACTTAATTAAGTTAGCACCCCATTGTCTCTGTATTAATGCAGACACATACCTCTTCATCCAGAGATCATTATATACAGCAGCAGTACTAGTTGGATCTATTGCACGATAACATTCAATGACTAGATAATCATTCTCTTTAACATCGGTCTTAAAGTCAAGATCCAAGTAAATTCTATCTCCTCTCATCTGGAATCTAGTTTGCTTCTGTCCTTCCAGTAAGAAGTATATGTCTTCCAACCTACGGTTAACCATTTCGTAAGTAAGAATTTCTGTATTAGTTAAATCCCAAAGATCATTTAATCTCCACTGATATCTAACATCAAATAAGTTTGTAACATTCTTAGATACGAAATCAAATACTTTTATAACACTAGTGACATGTTCAGGAACTTTAATATAATTATTTTGCTCTTCCCAATTAACTGATATTGCTGATGAAGTTGCAGCAGATACTGCTGTAGTTGAATCAGTAGTCATGTCATCAATCATGGCTTGAGTGAACTTCACCTTAAGATGAGTTCTAATATAACCGTCCATGTGACGTTCATTATAAAATTGAACAGCATCATCTACGAGATCTGATATCTGATCATCTTCAATATTAATTT